GTTAGGAATACCAGCTGCTGATGAGGTAACTGAATCACCAACTTGTAGTTGATCTATAGCATCTACAACAACGTCTGGTTGTCCACCAGCTGCTTGTGCAGTCAGTGTAACAGGAGTTGTTGGATCTCCTAATTCAATTGTAGGATCATTAACTGACATTGAAGCAGAGTTCACTGTAGTTGTAGTTCCATCAATCTGTAGGTCACCTTTGATAATAACAAGACCACCCGCATCAGTTGCAGGATCAGGGTCAAGTATTAATTCTTGAACATTGTTAATAGTAGATAGTGTATTACCATCTAACTTAAGATTGTCAATCTGAATATCACCAGTCTGAGCTGTGCTACCAGAAATAGTTGTCTGACCATTAAAGGTCACACCATTTTGGAAAGTAGTTGTTGAGTTGACTGTTAGAGCATCTCCAGAAGTTGTTCCAATAGTGGTGTTATCATCTACATTCAAGTCTTTGATATGTGCTGTTGCAGCAACACCAAGACCACCAGCTATAGTTACAGCAGCGTCAGCAACGTTGTTAGCATCATAAGTGTTTGCAAAATTTACTTTTGCAGTAGATGTAGTTCCAACTTTGATGTCTGCACCATCTATAAGTAGTTTATCGTTTGTTGTCTCATCATATACAATAGAAGAATTCTTATCTGTTCCAAAGAATAACTTCATATCATCAGCGATACGCAAGTCGGGGGTTCCTGCTGCTCGTCTGATATCTAAAGTTGCATCTGCATCAGTATAAAGTAACTCTACATCACCTGTAGTTCCAAATTCTACTTCTTGACCATCTTCAATTACTATCTTACCTGTGCCATTTGCACGAAGAATAAGGTCAGCGTCAGTTGTGCTAGTTGTAATGAAGTTACTGTTGATCTGAACATCATCAACTAACCAGTTGTCAATTTTTGAATTACTATCGACAATCGCAGCTGAGTCTGCTGTAAGTGTCCCATGAACATGATCTAGCATGTCCATAAAATATCTACCACCTACAATCTGTGCAGCACCATTGTTGTCTCCAACAAATAGTCTATCTCCTGCGTTTGCCTGATTACCGTTTGCTCCTGTAGTAACGGCTAATTCACCGAAAGTAATACTACCAGGTGCGGTTGAACCAGTACTCCTTTTAATTAGAATATTGGATGCCATTAGAAGCTACCCCCATTAACTGTTATGTTGTTTAATACGTTTGTTGCGACAAATCTTGTGTTTGTTGAATCATAAACCAACAATGCTCCATCTTGTAAACCACCTTGAGATGCATCTGTCAAATCTACGTCTGACATTCCACCAATCGTTCCACCACCACCGCCTGTCGCGACGCGAGTGACCTTTGGAACTGATTGATCTCCAAATCTTAGTCTTGCCATTTAAAGTGTTACCCCCTCAAGAACGCTTACGGAACCTTCTAATACTCTTGTCTTAAGACCTGTGCTAGAAGTTATTACGACATCATATACATACCGACCACTTTTCATAGCAGCGGTTTGTGCATTCGTTAGAGATAGTTGTATTCTTCCACTTGTAGCAGGAGATAAAACTGCAGCAGTTACTGTCTGAGAGGTACTACTTGTGTAGTGTTTCTTTATCAGACTTGCTGCTGAATATCCTGTAAGGTTAAACTCTGTGCCATTATCGTTTTCAACTGTAAAGTCGATGATAAAGTCAGAACCTTGATATATTAGTAGATTGGATACAGCACTTGCCATTCTCTAAGAATTCCATATAATATTTAGCTTAACTTTATTTATCCTCTTTCTGTATTAAGTCTTTCACTAGTGCCTTTAATTCAGCAACTTCATCCTGTAAATCTTTCAAAGAACGATCTTTCTTCTTTGCATTCTCTCTTGCTTTTATATAAGCATCATATTGTGTGGTGTCTGTGTTCAATATTGCATTAGACACAGGATCCCTGCCAAGGGTGGTGTAACCCTCAACAGGGACTAGTTCAATTTCATCTTCCATTATGCTAGAGCGATTCCTCTTAAATCTTTGACTCTTGGTATATATGGTTGATTGTGGTTAAGTAAACTTATCTTAATTTGGAATCCGTCAAACTCATCTACATCTTCTACGGTATACTCATAGTCTGTAAATGTTACTAGATCATTTTGTGGAACTAATTCACCGTTATCTGGTCTTCCTGTGGTGTTGAACATTTGGAAAGGTAGTTCATCTAGACTATCTACGTAACCAACAGGAATCAATTTAAACATCACTACAATCTTAGAATCAGTCCAAGTATTTGCAGCAAGCATAACTTTTAATCCAGTAGCACTCTTCTCAAGTCTTGCAACCTTAGTGATGTAGTTTCCTGCACACTCTCCACCAATACCCTCTGTGGGTTCGATGTTATTAATTATATTTGCAGTTGTGATCATATCACATCTAGTCAAGTCAATGACAGGAGATAGGTGTGATGCTTCAGAATCAAGATTTAATTCAAGAGTAAGTGATTTAACACTGTTCATTCTATTGATTTCATTTAGTTGGTTTGCAACTAATTTAGTAGCAGGGAAGTAATTCTCTTCTCCGATAGTGACGTCTTGGAAATCACTGTCCTTAATAAATGATGTTTCAGCAGATGTTCCTGCAGGGAAAGGTCCGCAAGATGTAGCACTTGTTCCTTGTACCCTAGCAACCATGCTAGTTCTAGGTTCTAACTGACTTTGTATCTGCGGTGTAAGAACATCCCATGGAATATTTTGAGATGCAACCATATTTCCACCACCACCTTGTATACCAGATCCTGCGTTGACTCCAGAAATTTGTAGGTTGTAACTGTGTGGACTGTTTATAGACTGAATACCACTACTGTGTGTTTTATTAATCTTAGTAAGAGGTATGCCATCAAAGTTGTAACATTCTACGATAGCACCAGCTGCATGTGCTTTTCCAGTTGCTGATCCAGAAGTTCCATTATGATTTCTACCGTTTGTGATAAAGTTAACTATTTTATTGTTAGTTCCACTCAATCCAGAGTATGCAATAATTTCATCTTCACTGCCATCTTCAGCAGCACCAAGTATTCTGATAAAACCAGGATTTGATGAACTTGCAGCAGAACCACCTATAGTAGTATGGAATCCATTATTTTCAGCAATTTCTGTGGTTGTATCTGTAGCACCTAACGCTGATACAAGTTGACTATTACCTACTTCTGATATAACGCCACTTAATTGTAAGTAGTTAAGTGCTGACTGCATACCATGATTACTATGGAATACTCTAATTAAATCACTGCCCGCAGTTGTCTTAAGTGAGTTTGTACCTAAGTTCAATGTTCCACCATTTGCTGCTCCTAACTCACCATTCTCTAGGATAAGTTTAGAAGGTGCTGCTGTGGTTGGTAGTGTAAACTCTGCTCTGTAGATCTTGAACATCAAGTCCTCATACTGAGAAGGAGTCCAAGTAGACGCATTTTGAGACTTAAATAAGACACCGATATATGGTTGTTCAGAAATTTTCTCTCCAATATGTGCAGCGTCAATAGCGTCATTACCTAGTAATGAGATGAACACCTTATACTGGTTTGAGTCGGATGTCAATACCATAGCATGTTCTGTTCTATATGGTATGAATACAGGTGCTTTGAATGTGAATGTGGTTGGTTTAGAAGCATCTGTAGATGTAAATACATCTTCTGCTTGTTTAACCACTTTAGAGAATGGTAACACTGTCTGTGTTGGATTACCATTTACTACAGTTCTAATATCCAATGCAACAGGAATCTCTTCATCTTTAGTAAAGAAGAATATATCAATCTTAGTTAAGAATACTCCACCCTCAAGAGTAGAATCTTCTACTAAGAATGTTTGTGCTAGTGGGTCAACCCATCTAGTTTCTTCACTCTTAGTCTCTGTAACATTTACTAGAGTTCTAGCGTCATACTGTGCTTCAGATGTAATCTTAGCATTTCTAACAGAAATAATTGTCTCTTGTGTAGTTTGTAGTATACCAGATGATGTAAATTCTGCCTCACCACTAGAGTCTGATACTCCAACTACTTTACTATCAGTGCTATCATCACTAAGTCTGAATAGTTTTGTTCCAGTCTTGAACTTTTGATTTCCTGCAACGTTTGGTGCATCAATAAAGAATGATCCTCTAAGATTACCCTTCTTGTCAGTAATTAAATCTTTGTTTGATACTTTTGCAATTGCACCAGATGTCTCACCAACAAGGTAATCATTGATCTTAGGTGATCCATAGTAACTACCCTTAACTTGATCTGCAAGTGACTTTGTATCAATGTTGATAAAGGTCAAGTTAGATGTATAGTCTGTGGTTGTACTTATGTCGGTACCATCAATAGGATTGATTTGTATATTCTCATTAGGAGCTGCTATTCTCGCACTAAATCTAATCTTACCATTACCCTTCTTAACAATAACGGTTTCTCCTATCTGGAATGGAATATTATTTGTCTTAGAATCTGTGCTTGGATCTTTAACAACACCAATAATCTTAGGTGTAATTAGTTTCTTAGGTATTGCAATACCATCAAAGAATGCAAAAAATTTAGTTCTTGGTTTTAGTTTCTGACATACAAATTCAATGTTTCTAGAACGCATGAACTGAATATGCTCGACTGATACAACCTTACTACCCAATGACTGTTGCTCAATCACAGGAGTAACTCTATACCTTACACCTGTCCTTGATTGTTTTGTAGTAGTTGTAGTTGTAGTCTTAATAGTTCTACGTTGTTTTCTTCTACCCTTTCCGCCAGGATCACGCCACTTACCTACTTTCTTGTCAATATCAGTTCCAGTCCATGTGGTTTTCCATGAGTTCCAGTGAATAGGTGAGAAACCATTTTGGTCAGCATTATACTCTCTAACTGTGGTTAAGAAGTTACCTTCTACAACAGGACCTTTGATTGGATTGAGTGATTTAGTATCTACCCAGTTATCTGACTCAGGGAATAATTCAATATCACCTGTGTATGTAAAGACGTTAAATGGGTTAACGTTTTCCACAGCTGATGCGTATGGTTGATCAATTAATACAGTAGATGCGTATGGAAGTGTTATGATTTCATCTGTCTGCTGTACATTTGTACTACTTGTGCTGTATTGTAGAGGAACCTGTGTTGTATAGTGAGCAGGACGCATCTGTCCTCTCTCAAAATCAGTGGATACTCTATAATCAGGATGTAATGTATCTGCAGTAGCAAGAGATGCAAAGTTATCTACAATAAAACCATTTTTGAATCTATTGAGACCACTGCTGTCTCTAATCTCCATATTTGCAGTGTCACTTTCTAATAATGACAACTGTGTATAGTATTCAAGTGTCTTGATTCTATCTTCTAATTGCTGTATATCTCTAAATGTATATCTTCTGTAGTTTGTCTCTTCAATAGTAACATCTTCATCGACATCAAAAATATATGGACTGTAAGATATGGTTGCAAGAAGCATTGCATCTTCTACATCCTCTGGTGCTTGTGGTCTTGTATTAGGTGCACCTTTTACAACTTGGAATACACTTTCTTTACTGAGGAATAATTTATCAATACGAGGTAAGTAATACTGAACACTCAAGGTAGTAGTATCACTGATGCCAGGTAATCCAACCTCATTACTAGTAAATGCTCTGTTGACAAAATCAAAGTATTTTGTTGCAGTTAATGTAAATGGAGATGACTGAGTTCCACTACCAGTTATTTGCTGTGGAACTATAGGACGAAAATCAATTACATCTCTAAGTTGAGTTCCTTCATAAGATGGTATGATTTTATAGTCTGATGCATCGTAAGAATCAACAGTGTAGGGATTTGTACCGTTAGATGTGAAAAATCTATCAAATATAACAAGTATCTTATGTGTAGGTGCTGCTACTCCAGCTTTCCTATTGATTCTAGAATAATCATAGAACTGATCTCTTTGTCCATCATCAAGGTCGTAATTGTCAGTAATATCAGTAGAACCAGAAACTATACCTCCAGATACTATCTTAAATGTAGCATTAGGTGATGACATGTCCTCACCATCTGTAAATACATCATCTTCAACAGGAATAAAGTATATCCTATTACCTGTGGTAGATACAATTCTTGCTCTTGAACCAGAACTAGTACCTGTAATAACCTCATCTACAGCAAGTGTTCCTATTAAGTTTGTATATTGTATGTAAGGAATTTGAGGACTGTTACTATCTTTAGACTCAAAGATTGCTTTGATTTTAAATACGTCAGCACAACCAAGAGATATAGAACTATCTTCTACTCTAGTTCCAAATCCACCAGTTACTTGAGTTAAACCATTTGATGATCCTAGAGAGTCATTGATCTCTAAAACCTTCATTCTCTCTGTGGTTTTTGCTTTACCAGATC